TCATCCATAAATTTTGATTTGTCGGAAATTATCGAAGAAGCGTTCGAAAACGCTACTGGTGGTACTCGCCAACTTCAGACAGGGTACGACTATCGCACAGCGCGGCGTAGTTTAAATTTGTTGACGATGGAGTGGGCCAACCGCGGCATCAATCTATGGACGATGGAGCAGGGCACGATCCCGTTGATTAGTGGATTGGCCAGCTACCAGCTGCCGGCAGATACTGTCGACATGATCGAGTTCACGATCCGATCGGCTGTGAATGGACAGAACATCGATCTTCCCATATCGCGTGTGTCGGTCAGCACGTACGCGAACATGCCGAACAAAACAACGCCCGGCCGGCCGCAGATGATTTTCCTGCAGCGCATCGCTCCGTATCCGGTATTGACGCTCTGGCCTGTACCGGATAAAGATATTTACACGCTGGTCGGATGGCGCATGCGCCGCATTCAGGATGCCGGTGCGATCGGTAACGCCACGATGGACATCCCGTTCCGTTTCATGCCAGCGCTAATCGCTGGCCTGTCATTCTTTCTGTCCAAAAAACTGAAAGAAGGCGAGATGCGGGCGCCGTTACTGAAGCAAGAGTACGAGGCCGCCTACGACTTGGCTTCGCTTGAAGATCGCGAAAAAGCTCCGCTGCGCGTGGTCCCACGCATTTCGAGGACATAGCGATGGCAAATAATTTCGCTTCTGGTAAGAACGCGAACGCAGAGTGCGATGAGTGCGGGCTGACCTTCAAACTACACGAGCTTCGCAAGCTGACCGTCAACGAAATTGTGACCAACATGAAGGTGTGCCCCGACTGCTGGGTGCCGGATCAACCACAGTACAAACTGAGCCACATCAAGATATCGGACCCGCAGGCGCTGTTTGAGCCGCGCCCTGACGCCAGACCAAATGATTTAACGAATATCGCTTGGGGGTGGCTTCCTGTGTATGCAGTGACTTCTTCTGTTCAACTCGGCACAGTGACGGTGAACGTATGATTTACTTGGAACTAGTCACAGCGGTGCAAGACTACTTGGAAACTAGCGAGACGAAATTCGTGTCGAGTATCCCGATGTTCGTGCGTGCGGTAGAGAACCGTGTATATAACGCAGTCAAATTACCAGCGTTACGCAAGAACGTTCTTGGAAATTTCACAACATCCAACCGCTACCTTACCGTTCCGACCGACTACCTGTCTATGTTTTCGCTGGCGGCTATTGACGCAAGTGGAAATTACACTTACTTGTTGTTCAAAGACGCCAACCTGATTCGCGAAGTGTATCCATCGCCGACTATAACAGGCACACCAAAAATGTTCGGTGTGATGGATGCTGTGACTTTGATCCTAGGGCCGACACCGGATATCAACTATGGCGCGGAGCTACATTATTTTTATTACCCGGCGAGTCTGGTAGATGCGGGCACATCGTGGCTCGCTACTAATTTTTACTCGGTTATTTTGTACGGCGTCATAGCTGAGGGATACAGATTTCTGAAGGGTGACGCTACGCAGCAGGCCACATACGACAATCAATATGATAGCGCGCTGGGGTTATTGCGTAACTTCGCAGAAGGTAAAGAACGCAACGATGCATACAGCAGTAAGCAGCCTAAACCACAAATCGTAACAGGAGAATAAATCATGGCATGGACCGGCTCGTATATGGCAACCAGCTTTAAAGCGGAATTACTTAGTGGAACGCACGTTATCGCGTCTTCTGGCGGCGATGTGTTCAAAATGGCGCTCTATACCAACGCCGCTACGATGGATTCGACGACTACGACATATTCGAGCACCAACGAAGTATCGTCAGTATCCACAAACTATACTACTGGCGGCGTAACGCTCACGAACGTTGATCCGACCACAGGCGGAACTGCTGGGTTCACACAGTTCGGCAATGTCACATTCACTGCGGTATCGCTGACTACGCGCGGCGCGCTGATATACAACACATCCAAAGCGAACCGCGTAGTTTGCGTGCTCGACTTCGGTGCGGATAAAACAGCTACCGCTGGCGACTTTGTAATTACGATGCCGGCTAATACGAGCACAACCGCATTGCTGCGGCTAACTTAATCGGAGGATGACATGGCATTGATATCGACAATCAAGGGCGACATCGACGAATCCCTGTTACTCAAAACAGAAGGCGGTCACGACAATGATACCGAGACTGTCAAATGGGTGCAGTACGAGCTGGATGGTGAAGTAGTACGGCGGGATGTAGATATGGTTTTAAAAAAAGGTCTGTCTCTTTTCGCAGACGCTGCTTCATTTTAACATCGGAGAAATAACATGGCAAACACACAAGCAATGGCAAGTTCATTTAAATCTGAAATCCTGAAAGGGAGCCACGCACTCGGCACTCAATCGGCGAACGGCACGCGCACTGTCACCACAGTCGACGTTGTGAAAGCGGCGCTCTATCTGACCACTGCAAGTATCGGTGCTACTACCACGGCATATAGCGCGACCGGCGAAGTATCTGGCGTAAATTACACTGCGGGCGGCGTCGTCGTCACCAATGCTACCGCGCCCAGTACGTCTGGAACAGGGGCACTGTGGACGCCTTCAGCATCGATCGTATACACGACTGTTACGCTGTCCACCGCGTTTGACTGCGTGCTGCTGTATAACTCGTCATCGACCGGCCAGCTCGCTATCAGCGCACACACATTTGGTGCGCAGACGGTCACAGCGGGCACGTTCACCCTCACGATGCCCGCGAACACAACCGGTAACGCGCTGATACAGATAGCTTAGGGTAAATGGTTATGTTTGTGTTTTCTCTTTGAATGCCGTACAATGTTTCTTCCAACAACAGGAGGATAACATGAAACAAGGCTGGAATGAAGAGGCACATGGACATAACCGTATCCACGGGCAGCGCAGCGGTGAGCATTACGATGGCAAACGCCCCAAGGCTTATGCTGCTTGGGTGAACATGCGGCAGCGTTGCACTAACCCTAAGCTCAAAGACTTTAAGAACTACGGCATGCGGGGCATTACTTATTGTCGTGAGTGGGAAAAGTTTGAAACTTTCTATGCCGATATGGGTGAACCAGAGGCAGGTATGACATTAGATCGCGAAGATAATAATGGTGACTACACCAAAGATAATTGTAGATGGGTAAGCCGCGCCATTCAGAACCTCAACAAACGTAATTGTGTTCGGTACGAATTGGATGGCAAGTCGCAGACATTAGCCGAATGGTCTAGGGAAACAGGGATCGGGAGAATTACACTTCTAAAACGCATACAACGTGGCGTGCCTCTAGAGCTAGCGCTCACTGTCAGCGGATTTCTTAAGATGCCTCATAACCGGAGCGAGTGATGGCTATAACTCAGTACCCACTCACGTCCAGCGGGGCGTTTAGTTTCGCATCCTACAATACAGCGTCAATATCGCCGACGGCAAATCGGTTGCAGTTCTGTGTTGTCGCCAGTAACCCTACAACGTATGCGGTCCCGTGTAACGTAACAAGCATCACTGGCTGCGGCCTTACTTGGGTGCATGTTACGTCCATCAACTTCGGTGCCAACGGTGATCGGCTATCTGTTTTTCGGGCTATGGGAGCGGCGCCGACAACTGGCGCGCTAACAATCAGTTTAGACGCTACAACAACATCGTGTATGTGGCAAGTGATGGAGTTTGCTGGTGTCGACACGACAGGCACGAACGGAAGCGGCGCGGTAGTCCAATGGGGAACGAGCAGCACTACTTCTGCCGGCACTAGCGCAAGCACAGCACTCAATGCATTTGCGTCTGCGAATAATGCCACGTTCGGTGCATTCGATGCGGTTGGTGTGTCCGGTTCAGTAGGCAACATCAGTGCTACTGCCGGCATTGGATTTACCCAAATATATAACGTTAGTTCGACCGAATGGACAAACCTTAGCACAGAGTGGCGCGCAGACAATTCTGTGGCAGTTGGCGAAACATTCAGCCCAGCCGCAGATGTGGTAGGTTGTATCGGAATAGAAATAGCTGCTGGAATCGGTGGCGGCGGTGGCGGCGGCGGTACAACGTCTTCCATTTTCCGCAATCCGTACGTGCAGCCATTTGCAGTGAATAGCATCTGGAACATGCCTATAGGTAGTAGCGCAACTTTCAGCGCGGCGAATCTGGCTACAGCAGGAGCGACGGAAGCTCCGGTGCTGGATTACGAGCACATAATACAATCTCCTACCGCGCCACTTATAAATGTCTATTACAGTAGTGTTGGGTGGCCAACGGTTTGTAGTACTCCGACTAGCGGCACAATTTTACAGACAGTGCCTGTCCCTTCGTCTTATACAGTTGGACCGGACGGCGGAAATGACGGCAGCACATTTCTTGGTCCAGACTATCGCACTATCCAGCAAAATCAGCCGTTTAGTCGATGTACTGTGGGCGCCAATGGCACTGCGATGGTGGCCCCCTCACTATGGACAGTTGATTTTTATGGCGCCGGAATATATGGCGCACATGGCGGCTCCGACCTATCCTCAATTGGCGGTTCTCTTCGTGTTGGCGAATTACGGCCGAACCAGACTGGTCCGGCGCATGCCATAAAGTTGAACATCAATTCTGGACAATTATGGAGCGGAACCCCCGGTTTTTTGTGGCCCGCAAATAATAGGGATAGCGGCAGTACCGTCTACAGCGGCACAAACTCGAACCTTCAGATGGGCTCGCTTCTGGCAATCCCTCCGTCCGTAACGCTTGCCAGCCTTGCGCTTCAGACTAGCCTTGCGGGAGATAACACAAAGGGGCCGGGTGCCCAGTTGTTTTGGACATTACAGAATTACGGCTTGTATATTGTAGATTCGACCGCTTCTAGCACTACGCCGAGTTTCGGT